AAGCAGGATCCAGGTATCCCCTACGATTAATTTGAAAATAAGTGTTGCACTTATTCTGAAAATAGACTATATCTTATATATTGAAACAAAGTGAAAGGTACTATATTATGGCACATATGCTCGAAATCGTCGAAGGTAAAGCTCAGATGGCTTATGCAGGGGATGTTCCTTGGCATGGTCTTGGCGTTAAGGTCTCGAACGACCTGACACCTGAGCAGATGCTCAGGGTCGCTGGTCTCGACTGGACTGTTGATCCGGTTGAACTGTTCGCTGAAGTTGGTGATAAGCGACTCGCTACAGGCCACCGTGCTCTGGTTCGCTCGACTGATCAGCGCGTTATCGACGTTATTACCGATGATTGGAATCCGGTTCAGAACGAGAAGGCTTTCGAGTTCTTCAATGACTTTGTCGCACACGGCGATATGTCGATGGAGACGGCTGGTTCGCTTAAGGATGGTAAGATCGTCTGGGCGCTTGCTAAGGTCAAGGACTCGTTCGACCTATTCGGTGGTAAGGATCGCGTTGATGCGTATCTACACTTCACCAATCCTCATCAGTATGGTCAGTCAATTGACGTACGCTTTACACCGATTCGCGTAGTGTGCAATAACACGCTGACGCTTTCGCTGAACTCTAAGTCGAAAAACATGGTTAAGGTTTCGCACCGCCGTGAGTTTGATGCCGATCAGGTTAAGGAAGCGCTGGGCGTTGCTAAGCAGAAGCTTGCCAAGTACAAGGAAATGGCTGAGTTCCTCTCGCAGAAGCGCTATTCGAATGAGAGCGTTGTTGATTACTTCCAGCGCATCTTCCCGGTTCTGACGACTAAGGCAGACTCGAAGAAGGAACTGTCGAATTCAGCTGAACGTGGTCTTGAGATTGTTAAGTTCGATAAGCAGCCTGGTGCTGAGTTCGGTAAGGGTACATACTGGGAGCTCTTCAATGCCGTTACCTATATGACCGATCATGAAATCGGTCGCTCGGTCGATGCTCGTCTGACTTCGGCCTGGTACGGTGCTAACAAGAACCTCAAGACGAAGGCTCTAGAGCTGGCTGTCGAGATGGCTGATGCAGCCTAAGATCGGATATCTGATCGATACGAACGCTGGGTGGGACGAGGATCCCACCTGGCAGTTCTATACCGAAGATAATGTTCCTCAGTGGAGGATCACAAGTGCTCGTAAGGGTACAGTTAAACGAATCGTATATTGGGAGATTGAAGATGAGTCTGTATAATATGATGTTCGGTAATAACCCTCTCGCAGGTGTTACGCTCGAAGCGCTGCAGCTGAGCCCGAACGATATCCCACGCTTCCGTGATGCGTATTTCGATGCTGAAGAGAATCAGCTCGTTATCTATACGCGTACTGGCGGTGGTAACCGTGAGTATTACGGTGGTCGTGACGGATACGATAACGAGGATTACGAAGGTCCGTTCAACGAGGATCTCGAAGCTCATCCTGAATATGTTCGCGATGAGGATGATGATTTCGATTCGACCTACGCGTACTTCTACTTCAACGTTCCGGAATCGTTTAAGCCGATCTTCGAGACGTTCAAGTCTCTTGGAGCTGGTCAGGATCTGAATCCTACCGAGAAGTTCGCTAAGATGATGGAAGATCTGCAGAGCGGTAAGTCTACTCCAGAGACCGAACGGGCTTTGTCTGTAGGTAAGACAATCGTTGAGCAGATCACTAAGGCTATCGAGAAGTGATCAATAAGACAGTTCAAGAGCTGTTTGAGGATGGTTTTGCAGAGATCATGCTCGGTGCCTTCAAGCTTCGTAAGGAAGGCAAGTATCAGGAAGCGTATGATGAGCTTGGTGTAGTTCTCAGTCTTATCATGGAGGATCGTCAAGAACTACGTGAAATGTATAAGGTGAATCCATAATGGGTAATATTTGGTTTTTTGGTTTTATCGGGTTCATTCTAGCAAGGACTTTCTATGCTGGTATGAATACTAAGACGTTGTTCTATCGTGCACCTAAGTATGGAGAGACTGGGCGTCAGGTTTGTGAAGATAAAGTTGCAGGTTATATGCTCCTGACACTCGGATTTTCTGTCACGTGGCCTTTGTCATTGCCTGTAATTGGTATCTACATGCTCGGTAAACATTTTAGTAAGGAGAAGTAATATGTGGTTTTGGTTGATTGTTACTATTTTGCTCATTGCAGTTGGTGTATACGCACTCGGGCGTTGGGATACCAATGAAGATAAGGTTGGTCTTTTTTGGACCATCGTAATCGGATCTGCGTTGTGGCCGATTGTACTTACTGCTATAATTATTTTTGGTCCATTTTTTGGTCTCTTCTGGCTCGGCGATCGCAAGCGTGAAAAGGCTAAGGCTGCTGCAAAAGCTGCTGCAGAAAATAAGTGACAGTAGGTGAGGGATGGCATAAATAGCTTTATGAAAATGAAGTCTGTATTTGCCATTCCTTGCTTATTTAAAGAGAGGGGCTATTTTGACCCTGATGACGTATTCTTTGTGACGTTTAACACACGGGACGATGAAGAAGCTCTAAGACTTGCCTCATGTATATGTGGACCTTATAAGGCTGAACGGTCTTTGGTTATTATAAATGAGAAAGGTAAAGTAATACCTTTTTATTAGATAATTAGGTTGCCTTTTTACGCATTTAGAGCTATATATTAATTCGAGGCGGTGGTGACATCGCCTTATTCTTTCCCTGAAAGAAAGAATAAAAAAAGCCTTTTTATGTTGCCATTTAATACGAATGGGTATATAAGAAGGTATAGAGTGGATGAGAAATCAAACATTCTGTTCTTTGACATTGTTGGAAAAGAGTTTTTATGGCGGGTTTGCTCTTCGGGCCGCCCGGGGGCGCCCGCCATAAGAGACTTATTAAATATACCTTGCTGGGGGTAACGCTGCTCGACGGAGCATGCTAAGAGAGATAGGGCCATCTTACCTCTCTGATATAACTCTGGCAATGGCTTAGGAGCGGAAGCCCCGGACTCCGAAATTCGCCCGAGGAATAAAAAGATTGCTTAAGTGCACAAAGAGCAGTTGATTTATTTCAGAGAGCAAGGTATATTTAATAAGTCTTGGGGAAGGACAAAGTGTGTGACAGCTTTATACCTGCCAGTATAAAGCAGCCATGGCAGTGGTGTTGACTAAGGTGCAAGTCCTTACTTTCCCCGTTTAATTTATCTAGGAGAGGGCAAATGGCGAGCCGCCTGGTTTGGGGCCAGGAGAGAGTGATTTCGAATATCACCTTCTAGACCAGTTTAATGGCCTTGTAGCTCAATCGGGAGAGTGCCAGCCTGTCACGTTGGAGGTAGTGGGATCGAAACCCATCAAGGTCGCCATTTAAAAGTTTAGGGATTGGTACAGCAAACAAAACACGCTAACAACAATTGGATGTCTTAGCGGACAACGCAACCCCGTAGTATTTGGAACGGTTCAGCAAAAAACCTTATGGTAGCTCATTGGTAGAGCATCTGACTTCTAATCAGACTGAGCGGGTTCAATTCCCGTCCAAACAAACGTTCCAGTTAACGACAGATACGGATTAATTACCCGTTGATGTTATATCCCAGATAGCGTATAGTAAGGCGTAATTAACCTGATATATACGTTATCTGGGTTTTGACTCTTTAGATGAGCACACAGGACAGACACGTCCCCTGTAACACGGGGAAGTATGGTGGTGATGACAGTGTGTTCTTCTAAACAGTTTTAGGCTTGATTCAGCATCTCAATGTTTTGCTATAACAACCAAGACAAGCCTGTAGATTAATGCCCGTATAGCTCAGACGGTAGAGCAGTTGCCTTGTAAGCATCAGGTCAGGGGTTCGATTCCTCTTGCGGGCACCAGAATTGGGGATATAGCTCAGATGGGAGAGCGGTAGCTTTGCAAGCTTCAGGTCCAGGGTTCGATCCCCTGTATCTCCACCAGAATAGACTTCCTCTGCTGAACCCCGTGGGTAACCACATAGAGAAAGTGATAGTTGTTGCTGTTCGCGATGAGCAACTAACTATCTGGGAAGATCAGGTCGCCGGCGGTAATTGATCAAGGCACACTTAGGGAGTCGCTTATATTGCCTTTGTAGCTCAGTTGGTAGAGCAGTGGATTGAAGATCCACGTGTCGGGGGTTCGACTCCCTCCGAAGGCACCAGAGATTGGGACTAAGCGGTGTGAATAGGGAACCCGCTGAATATGGACTGCTGGTATAACCGGTAAAACTCACCTATGAGTAGCAAGACATAAGATCCCAATACATTTCATGCGGCTGTGGCGGAATTGGTAGACGCCCTGGTTTTAGGTACCAGTGTCGAAAGACGTGGGGGTTCGAGTCCCTTCAGCCGTACCAGTTTACAGGAGGTTGTATATGTCACTGCGGGAAGCAAGAAGCTAGGTAAAAATTTTAAAAAGATGATTGCCTTGTATGAGTATTTTGGCAAAGAGTGTGGTGGTCTAGATTGGAGCGATAATGCTCTCTATGATCTGTACATATTCGAGTCTACCGGTAAAGGTAGGATAAAGCCGAATAATGGATATGCATATGGTAAACATACCATAGACATAACGATCTCTATGTGGAAAGAGGACTTAGATAAGACTCTCTGGCTACATGAATTATATGAAGATCCTAACTTACCAGATTGGTGGTTGGATAAAGTTTTAATGCCCTCGTAGCTCAACTGGATAGAGCACTCGCCTACGAAGCGAAAGGTTACAGGCTCGAATCCTGTCGAGGGCACCATATAAATAGTTTAAGATCCTAGAGCATGATGGTTATGCAGGCACTTCTAAACTGCTTGATGAGGGTTCGAGTCCCTTTAGGATCGCCAATTTGAGGAGAAGTAATATGACCTTTGAAACATGGGGCGGCACTATCTAGACCGCCAGATCACGTGGACCACCTTAGGTTTCAGTTTCCATCAAGTTAACTGTTATCAAAAGGAATTAATTATGTCAATACAATTAAAGATCAAATCAAAACATCTCGGCCTAGAAGCCAAAGTCATCAAGTTCGAAGAAGCGAAGCTAAAGAAGCAGCTTCGTTGGTATGCTGTTAGACAGCAACCTGAACACAAACTGATGTACCAGCTAAACTCCATTACCAACCATCGCAAGTTCGAGGTCCGTAATGAGAATCGAGCAACGTTTCTAGCCAGAGCCTTCATCGAAGGCAAACCATATAAGACTGCAGAGACATCACGTCACGCTGCTAATGAAGGTAAGTTCATATTCTATGTTCTTCCTCGAGTCCTATCAATGGTCCAGAAGTATCACAACCGGTCGCTCGTGATGGACGACATCAAAGCATGGGTTGATGAGAAATAACTGTTGACATTTACTGTCATAAGTACTATAAAGAATTATAAAGTTTATTCCCCAATAGCTCAGTGGTAGAGCAGTTGACTGTTAATCAATTGGTCGGTGGTTCGAATCCATCTTGGGGAGCCAAATTCGAATAAGCAGTTCCGGCTGCTGAACCATGTACGTAGGGGTTTATGATATCCGCCAGCGATCGTGCATGTAAACAAACTGGGGGAAGGAAGTTCCTGTGGCGACCAAGCGATTGGGGGAAGATAGGAACGTAAAGAGCGAAATTACCGACTGTAGCGAGTCGACACCTCAGTAGCCTTCTTATTACTAACACCGCCGCCCGTATGGTGTATAACAATCCCGGGCCTAGTTTTGGATATCAGGGTCGACGGACCTTGTAAGAAGTGTGACTGAATAATCCCCTCGTCAGTGGGGATAAAGTAGACTCGGGGAGTGGTCCTCCCCCTAACCAGGAACGAGTCGTTGACTGAAATTTACAGATAGTAATTGACTAGGTCATGGAGGTATAACTAAATCCTCTCACTTCGCTTTTATTTTAGGAGAATATGATGGTAGAGACAATTTCTGTTAAGCGCTGGTGGAAAAAGCACGATGAAGATACTCACGAGCTTCCGGAGGTCGTTCCCTCAGTAGTATTTAAGACTCGCGTTCGTGATGAGTCTATCGAAGGACCTAATCCCTTTCGTTGGGAAGACGTAACCAGCTTTGACCTCTTCGGTGGCAAGCGTGTCGTTCTCTTCTCACTCCCAGGTGCATTCACCCCTACATGCTCGACATATCAGCTTCCTGGTTTTGAAGAAAACTATGAGAAGTTCAAGGCTCTTGGAGTCGATGAAATCTATTGTGTTTCTGTCAATGACGCCTTTGTGATGAACTGCTGGGCTAACCAGCAAGGCGTAAAGAACGTCAAGATGATTCCAGACGGCTCTACAGAGTTTACACGTGGCATGAAAATGAATGTCCAGAAGGACAATCTTGGCTTCGGTGAGCGCTCATGGCGTTATGCTTGCATCATCGAGAACGGCAAGATCCTCAAGTGGTTCATCGAGCCTGGTATGGAAGACAATGCCGAGGACGATCCATACGGTCGTACGGATCCAGTAAAGATCCTCGAGTACATTGAGGCTTTCTATGGATAAGAAGGTCGTCGCAGGGGTTGCTGGTGTAGCAGTCGTAGGTATCCTTTCGTACTTTGGTTACAAGCTAGTCAAAGCACTCGACGAATGGGAGATCGATTGGGAAATCGCCTCCGACGACTTCAATCCTAATACTGAGCGAGATACATAATGAATATGTTTGAAGAACTCAGTCTCGAGAATCCTGGTGTGCTTTGGGGACGTCTCCCCGACGATACGCTCGCAGATGTCAAAGCAGCTATTGATCCAGCTGTAGAGGCTGCAGATCCATACAACGATTCGCTTGTTGGTCATATCGAGAAGGAGTACAAGTTCCCTCTGCCTCCTTCGTTCATCGAATATATTAACCAGATGTGGTGTGCCTACCGTGACAGGTTCAGTATGTGGCAGGGGAACGAATATAACATCCCTGACTATGCATGGATCAATCTGATGAAGAAGGGTGAGTATAACCCTCTCCATCTTCATGATGGGGTTGTGTCATGGGTGGCTTGGCTCGAAGTGCCATATGATCTTCAAGAAGAGATTGCTTCGATGAGCACGATGCGTCAGCAATACCCTACAGCTTCTATGTTTCAATTTGTATACAACAAGCTGGACGGGGCTCTAGCTCATATGAATCTTCCAATTGATGAAAACTGGGTAGGCTCCATGG